TTACTGCATGGTTTACGAAGGCGATGGTGCTGCGAATGGGTTTGCAGCGTTCGCCACTGGTTACACCTCAACCGCAAGCGCAGGGTCGGTGGTGTTTACCATGCCAGCTCCCCTCAGAGCAATTCCTACGTTGACTAATGAGGGAACAATTTATGTAAGCGGGTCCGGCTTTAACGTTGCCTTGACTAGCTGGACCAATGTCTATGCAACGCGCACTGGATCCATCCTTGCTGCTTTTACGTCATCTGCCGTTTTCACCACTTACAACCCTTGCTTCTTGTATACAGGTAACGCTGCAACAGATAAAATCATCATCAACGCGGAGCTTTGATCATGTCCTATAAATTTGCACCTGTTCCTCCCTTAGCTGGCTTCACCGAGCCAACTTGCGTCATTCGTCTTTCCGACGGGGCATGCATCCCGATGGACGACAGCAATTACGATTACAAACGTTACTTGGAGTGGGTGGCCGAGGGTAACGTAACCATTCCAGCTGAAAACGCTCTCAATTGGGATTCTATCCGTGAAAAGCGTGATCAACTTATCAAAGCTTCTGACTGGACCATGATCCCTGGAGCTACAGTCGATCAAGCAGCATGGGCCGCTTATCGTCAGGTTCTGCGTGATCTGCCTCAAACCTATGAGGCGACTGGACCTGAGTCTGTTGTTTGGCCTACTGAACCTTCTACTGCTGGTCCTAATACAACCGAGTTAGAATAACTAATAACAGAGCTAAGAGAGTAAATCGTGGGTTACATCGGTAACGACCTTCAGGCTGCTTTTACTTCATATTTAAATATCGATGATATCAGCGGCTCTTTTGACGGCACCACAACTTCTTTTGCTCTAGAAGTAAACGGTGCTGCTCCAGTACCGTTACCGCTTAACGAACAACAGTGTTTGATATCAGTCGGTGGTGTCATTCAGCAGCCTGACAGCACAGGTGGATCAGGTTTCAGACTTAACGGTGGTAACATCGTCTTTAGCTCTGCCCCTGGTGTAGGTCAGGATTTCTTCGGTGTCATTCTCGCAGGCGCTGACTATGTAAATGCAGGTGGTCAGTTTCCCGATGGTTCAGCTGCCACCCCTAGCATTACTTTTTCAGCGGACCCAGACACTGGTTTGTACCGGAACGGTTCCGGTGTTGTCGGTTTAGCTTCTAATGGCGTAGCTCGCACGATCGCCAACTTAGAAGATGTTCAGACGTTTACGGCTGCTCAGATTGCAGAAGTCACGACGTTGACTGACGCTGCAACCGTCGCGATTGACTTATCTGCTTCGAATAATTTCACGATCACGCTCGACACGGCAGGTGCGACACGGGCGTTTGCACAGCCTACAAACCAGACTGTTGGCCAGAGTGGTTCTATTTTCATCGTTCAGGACGGTACAGGCAGCCGCACAATCACTTGGAACGCAGCATTCCGCTTCCCAGGCGGTACCGTACCAACGTTAAGCACCGGGGCTAATCAGGTGGATCGCGTGGATTATATTATTCGTGGTGCAAACTTAATCGATTGCGTCTGGACCGGTAACTACACAAGATAATGTCTTTTTTACACGCTTCAGTCCTAGCTGGTGCTAGCGGGAACCAGGGTCCATATCAGATCGAGCAAAGCTTGCGGTTTAACTCGGCGGATTCGGCGTACCTGAACCGGACTCCCGGTAGTGCTGGAAATCGCAAGACGTGGACGTGGAGTGGGTGGTTCAAAAGGAGTGACGTAAGCGCCAGCACTGGTAACTTCACAGTGTTTGCTGCTCAGCAACCCTCTGGGTCAGATCAGGATGGTCTAATTATTGATGCTGACGGTTCATTTTATATTTTGTTCTATTCGTCCGATCCGGGCGGTAGCAACCTTTTTTACTACAGGTCCGACAGGCAACTGCGCGACCCTTCTGCCTGGTATCACATAATGTTCGTGCTGGATACCACTCAGTCGGCTGTTGACGATAGGTGCAATGTATGGATTAACAATGAAAAAGTTGTTGACATAAATACTGCCAACCGAAGCACGTTGGCTCAAAATTTTGAAGCTGCTATTAACAACACCGGTTCACACACAATAGGCAAAAGTGTCCAGACCAGTGACCCCGGCGACGGATATTTAGCAGAAGTCAACTTTATTGATGGAACCGCTTATACCGATGCAACTGCTTTTGGAGAATACGACAACAACGGCGTTTGGCGTCCCATCAAGTACGCAGGCAGCTACACCGGACAGTCTTGGTATCTGAAGTTTGCCAGCGGCGATGGCACTGATAGCAGCGGCTTGAGCAACGATTGGACCGCCAATAACTTCACCCCCTCCGGCACTGGTACGGACGTGATGAGCGACACGCCGACGACGAACTGGTGCACTCTTAATTCGGCTGCAAACTCACCCGGTACAAGAACTCTTAGCAATGGCAATTTGCAGGCTGATTTAACCGCTGCTGCTGGTGCAAAGGCGGTAGGTACATTTTTGATCCCAATCTCCGGCAAGTGGTATTGGGAAATGACCGTGAACGATTCCAACTCGAATCAAGACACAGGTGTAATTCAGGCTGATTCAAATTTTCAAATTCGAGACAATACAGAGTTTGCTTGTTACTTCCCGAACGGTGAGTACAAGATTGAGACAGCTGCACAGACCAGCGGATTCTCTACCTACACCAATGGCGATATAATCAGTATTGCCGTTGATGCAGATACCAACCCCCCAGAAATCTACTTTGCGAAGAACAATACTTGGCAAAATTCCGCAGCACCAGCAAGCGGCACAAATGGTCTCGAATTGACCGTAGGTAAAAGGTATTTACCATTGCTGAGTCACGGCTCTGGCGGATCTTCTAGCTCAGGCATATTTAACTTCGGACAACGCGACTTTGCCTACACCCCACCGACCGGCTACAAAGCACTGAACACCGCCAACCTGCCCGCGCCGGACATTGCGGATGGGTCGGATTATTTCAATACGGTGCTTTATACGGGTACTAATGCAACAAATGCAATTACAGGCGTCGGATTTGCTCCTAATTTTGTCTGGGTAAAAAGACGAAGTGCGAATGGTGACCATATTCTGTCTGATTCAGTTAGAACAGCAGGCAAATATCTTTCATCAAACTTAACGGCGAGTGAAGTAACTTCGACTGATTTTGGTTCATTTGATTCCGATGGTTTCACCGTCAATGCGGTAGACCAAACTGGCGGTTTAAATAGTAATGGGAATACTTACGTCGCCTGGAACTGGCTCGCAGCAAACGGCACCTCAAGCATCGCTGCAGGCTCAATTGACGGTACTAACCCGACAATTGCTAGCACGGTAAGCGCCAACCCCACCGCTGGGTTCTCGATTGTTAGTTATACCGGAACTGGCGCTAATGCCACCGTTGGGCATGGCTTGGGCGTTGCTCCAAAGATGATTATTATTAAATCAAGAACTGACGGCAGTGCTCAATGGGTTGTATATCACGCCAGCCTGGGAAACACAAAATCCCTTTATCTAAATGGTACTAATTCTGCTGGTACTAGCAGTCTATGGTGGAACAATACTTCGCCAACATCTTCTGCGTTTTCATTAAGCACGTCATCAGATGTTAATGTCAATACGCAGAATTACATCTCCTACTGCTTTGCCGAAGTCGAAAATTATTCACGCATAGGCAGCTACACCGGAAATCAAAATGCAGATGGCCCGTTTATATTTTGCGGGTTCAGACCAAAGTGGGTGTTGATTAAAAGCACTGCAGCGAATAACTGGCAAATTCTAGATTCTAGCCGCAATACTTACAACACAGCTGATTCTAAACTCTACCCCAACACTTCTGGGACTGAAGACACATCAGCCAGTAATGAGATGGACTTGCTCAGCAACGGCTTCAAAATCAGATCGGCTTCGGGGACTGCTAACGCAAATGGGACAACAATCCTCTACATGGCATTCGCTGAAAACCCATTCGGCGGCTCCGGTGTTTCGCCCGCTACCGCCCGCTAGGATCTAAAATAAGGTCAACTAAACTGGTACTAAAAGAGATTAGATATGTTTGTCGCTGACGGCAAAACAATTCCAGTAGGTCGTTCTTTCACGTTAAATGATGTCCAGTACCCTGCAAATTGGCTTCGTTTAACGTCCGATGCCGAAAAGGCAGCCATTGGCATCACTTGGGTGCCAGATCCGACGCCAGTTGATGGACGCTATTACTGGAGCGAAGGTAATCCCAAACAACTTGAGGATGAACCTGCTGTTGACGAAAATGGCGATCCTATTGTTGATTCTGATGGTGAGCAAGTCATCAATACAGGCTTAAAGACACAGCTCATTACTGAACAAAAACAAACTGCAGGCATTCTCTTGGCTCCTACTGACTGGTACATCGTTCGTCAGATGGAGACAACAGAAGAGGTCCCTACAGCTGTCCTTGATTACCGCGCTGCTGTGCGGGCTGCCTGTGGTTCCCGCGAGGCCGAAATTGCTAGCTGCACCAGTGTCGTCGAGTTAGAGCGCTTGATGAAGGCTTCGCCCAAGGTCTACGACCAAGCAACCGGTTCATTGGTTGATAACACTGCGGCCTTTATCACTCCCTGGCCTGAGTCCGCTAGTTGATTCAGATTAGAATACTGAGATTAGGAGATTAACAGACTGTGGCGTACATTGGCGTTCAACCGAAAGCTGGGCAATACAGGAAGTTAGATGATATATCAGGGAGCTTTAATGGTGCTACAGCTACCTTTAATCTGACTGTAAGTAACGAAGCGGTAAGCGCAGCAACTGCACAGCAATTAATGATTTCTCTGGGTGGCGTCATCCAGAACCCTGGAGTTGACTACACAGTAGCGACAAATACGATTACTTTTACAACGAATCCCGCGTCTGGACTGGATTTCTTTGGCGTTTTACTAGGAGATCCTTTAAATACCGGCACTCCTTCCGATGGGACTGTAACCACTGCCAAGCTCGCTTCAGATTTATCAGTTGACTTAGCGTCCGGGACCGCTGGCACTCCCAGCCTGACTTTCGATCCGAACAGTGGCTTATTCAGTCCTGCAAACGACGAAGTTTCAGTCAGTACTAACGGTACTGAGCGTTTCAGGTTTGGCCCCACTGGTGAAATTGGTATCGGTGGTGCTACTTACGGTACTAGCGGCCAAGTTCTGACTAGCGGAGGTTCTGGCGCTGCTCCCACCTGGGCAGATGCAAGCAGTCATACGCTCGGTGTAACCCAGGCAACAACTTCTGGCACTGCAATTGATTTCACGAGCATCGGGGCAAATGTGCGTCGTATTTCGTTGTTATGGGAGGGAGTAAGTACGAGTGGCACATCTGATTTAATTGTTCAACTAATGGTTGGCGGGGTTGCGGTCACAACTGGTTATCTAAGTACCTGTTTTAATGCAAGCTTGACTCAGGTTACCCATACCTCTGCTACAGATGGCTTTAATTTCCGCTGCATTGCCAACAGTCAAGTACGTTCTGGTATACTTCAAATAGCTACCATGGGTTCAAACCTTTGGGTCTGTTCCGGCTTTATCAAACAGAGCACAACTGCATCGGCAACGACAGCTGGTGATATAACATTGGCCGGTGCTTTAGATGGCATTCGTCTCACCACGACGAACGGCACTGATACCTTCGATGCAGGCTCAGTTAACATTCTTTTAGAGGATTGATGATGGAACGCATTGAGATCAACATGCAAACAGGCGAGCGTAAAGTGATCGCCTTGACTCCCGAGGAGATTGCTGAACGTGAAGCGTATGCCCGTGACGTTAAGCCTATTCACGATCTGGCGAAATTACGCGAACGCCGCAATCAACTTTTAGCAGAAACGGATTATTTGGCTTTATCTGACGTGACTTTGAGCGACGAGATGGCGGCCTATCGCCAAGAATTACGTGACCTGCCAGCTAACACGGTTGATCCAGCAAATCCTGTTTGGCCCGAGAAACCTGAGTAAGTAGTCCTAAATGGAACCATTAAGGCTTCCAGAAAGACCACTTTTAACTCCTCCTCTTCTCCCTGGACCGCTGCAGCTACCTGCTCCGGTATTAGAGCTGCCTAAGGCTGAGCTTCCGTCGTATACGCCTTTAACTTTTCCGTTTGCGGAAGGTGTGTCTAACGACGGCATTCGTGTGCGTCTGCTGGGAGCTGAGGATAACGCGGAAGGTAAGAAGCCTGCTGAAACCGTAAAGCCACCCATAGTGGTACCAGCGCCAAAAGTCCCAGAGCCGTTATACCAAACACCTGATAAAAAGCCCGTCTTACCGGATCTTCCACAATTAGCTGAATCCACTACAATTACTTTACCCGGAACAGATATACAAATTCCTGTACCTAGGGCTGAGATTGTTAGTGCTGCTGCGATAACTTCTGTGATTAGCGTGACAGCAACTCTGACTGTTACGTCCTTATTTAAGAGGCTTGTTTCAATGTTTAAGCCTGTTATTAGTAATTTACTAAAGAAGATTGATAAGATACGGAATAAAAAGCCCCTTACTTTTGGACGGCAGCGATTGGAATTACGTCGGCACAGACGCCTGCATAAGGTGAAGAGGGATGGATCGTATACCCTGCCTTTTTAATTTCTACACATTTTAATATTCTTACCAGCTCGTAATCCAAGCGCTCCTTTTCTATTTTTCTCTTCGCCAATTCTTTGCAAAGCCGCACCATTTGGGTATCCAATGGCACGCTAAAGCTTA